GCGTCCGAGACGGTCACGCCGCCGCCGGTGTAGTTCACGGTGATGGAGGTGTAGAGCTCCTCGATGCCGTACACGACCTCAATGCCGGTGAAGCCGATGCCGCCGGTGCCGATCGTGACATTGGAGGTGAATGTCTGCAGGTCGGCGCGGTCCTTGAATACCGCCAGCCCGTCCTTGGAGATGAAGAACGCGCCCGGCTCGCTGGCCTCGACCTTTTGCAGGTAAGCGAGTGTGTTCTGCGTGGACGTAATCACGTCGGCGCCAAGCGTTGCTTGGCCGGCAGAGATCGCCCTGGTACCCAACGGCCATCCAGCATCGGTGAGGTAGGCGCCAATGCGAGCGCCCGAGAGTTGGGCAGTGGCGGTGCCGGCGGTCGCGGTCTTTTGGGCGAGCTGCTGGAAGCCGTCCACGCAGGCCGCGCTGGCCGTGTCATCGGAGCCGAGGTCGTAGTCAAGATTCCAGTCAGCCACGTTCAGGGTCGCGAGGGTGTAGCCCGCGTGGCTGATGACTACTTCCTTGCCCGGCACGATGTTGCCGTAGTACGGCCCGGTCGCATAGGTCGGGTCATATTTGCGGGCCGAGTTAGTGAGCAGCAGATTCCCGGTGCCAGCGACGTACTTGGACAACTGCCTCGAGCGACCACGCTTGACCTGCACGGCGCGCAGATCGCTGGTCACATCGACCGCGACATCGCCCGCGAGCACATAGGTGGAGTTGTCGAGCACGCCCTTGGTCGTGTCGTCAAGGGTGAAGTAGTTGCCAACTCCGTTGGCGTAGAGCGACATCGCGATGGTGGCCTGCACGTCTATGCCTTAGCGAAAACGCGGCCGGAGGACTGCTCAAATTGGCGGATGTATTGCACGATGTCTTGGCCGATCTGGCGCGGATCGCCGACGCCTGAGTTCACGGTGATCGCGTAAGTGTTGCCAGAGCCGGCCGAGCCGCCGGCCATGCCGCCGTTCGGGATGATCGTGCCGTCGATGCCTGGCACGAATACCTCGGGGCCGTTCTCGCCCACCATATAAGGCGTGCCGCCGGTGACCGAACCACCACTTGCCCGGCCCGCGAGCGGGTTCAGCAGGCCCATGAAGCCGCCAGCAGCGGCTAACGTCTCTTGAGTCGGAGCGATCGCTGCGAGAGCTGCATCGAGCGCGCTGTTCGCGGCCGTGACAGCGGTGCCGGCTACGTTGGTCGTGTCCATCGTGATCGTGACGTGCAGAGCGTTGGCGGCCCATGCTTGGAACTCACTCGACGCGGCAGCGATCGCTTCCCGAGCGCCAGCGATGAGCGCCACCGCAGACTGGCCGCCTACCGTCGCGAAGGCATTAGCCATCGGATCGCCGAGCAGAGTCTTGGTCTGATCGGCGAGTGCCTGATAGTTCTCGGTGAGGCGCTGGGTCATGTCGGGATTAGCCGACAGGTAGTCCGCGAGCGCGATCGCAGCATCGGATGGCAGGGCGAGGATCTGCTTGGTGAGCGCGTCGGGCAGTTTCAGGGCGATGCCGGCGATCTTGCCGACAGCCTTGGACTGGTTGGCGATGTCGCCGAGCATCAGCTTGGCGATAGCGTCGGGGCTCAGGTTGACGTCATTACCCTCGGCGTCCTTGGCTGCGGTTTTGAAGGACAGTTGCCCAAGGATGCTGGAGGCGATCGCGTCGGAGTAGGACGAGATCGCATCCTGAGCGGACTTGATGATGCCGAGCTGCTCCTTGACCACGCCGGTGAACGTGTCGGTGCGAGACTTGAACTCATCGGCCAGCGCCTGTGTGACCTTCTCGCCGCCGCCAGAGATGCTGACCGACAGACTGCCAAGGGTCTTGGAGATATCTGCCGACGCCTTGGCGTAGTCGATGGCGACAAGTTTGATCGTGTCGCTTGCTTGCTTGGCTGCCCGGCCACCACCACCGGACGCCTTGCCTGCGGCATCCTGCATACCCTTGTAGGCGTCGATCGTTTGCTTGATGGAGTCCGAAAAGTATTTCTCGTCGTAGCCAGCAGTAGGAGTGCCAAGGCCGCTATAGGTGACCTTGGTCGAGCGACCGCCCGAGAGCACGACTGACGTCGCGTAGGCCATAGCGGCGAGGTCGTTTGCTGCCTGGGCTGCTGCCTTGCCGGTCGCGTCAACACTGTCAGCGAGTGCGTAGCCGTCAGGAATAGATGCTCGAGCGGTCTTGTCATAGGCCGCGATCGCGGCTGAATAGCCGGAATATTCGTCGGCCTGCTGCTTAGTTTTGGCGGCATCCATCTGACCGAACAACTGGAGAACCTGCAGGATCTGCGAGTATTCCTTGAGGCCGTTGATCGTGCCGGTCAAAGTGTCGGCGAAGCTGCGCAGCCTGTCGGTCCACGTATTCGTGGATCCGGCGCCACCCTGCACGCTGGCACTCAACTGAGTGATGACGCGGCTGAGGTAGTTGACGCCGTTGATGGTGTCAGCCACTGACCGGCCGAATGTGTCAATCTCGGCGGTAATCCCGCCCGTGCCACCAAAGGCGTTGCTGAGTTGATCAAGTGCCTTGAGGAGCGCGTAGCCGATGGATTCCTTGGCCTCATCGACAGCCACCTTGAGGCGTGCAATCTTGCCGCCATAAGTGTCGGCTGCTGCTGCTGCCTGACCACCGACAGTCGCGTTGAGTTGACTGATCGCGCCCTCGAAGTCCTTGGTCGCGATGGTGTTGGCGTCCAACGGCAGTTTCAGGCGCTGCAGGGCCGTGAAGTTGCCCATGGATGCAGCGCTTAGGGCTTTGGCTGCGGACTCTAGGTCGGTGTACCCGGCGGCTGAGATGTCGAGTGCGGTCTGCAGCAGCTTCTGGGATTCGCCGACATCCTTGGTCGCGGTAACCAAGCGCTGGAAGGCTGGACGCAACTGATCGTCAGCGATGCCGAACTGCATCGACATGGACTTGATGAGGCCCTCGGCCTCAGCGTTCTTGGACGATAGGCCGACGTTGTCCATGGCCTTAGCCAGGGCGACGAGCGACTTCTCATCTTGGATGGCGCCAGCGATCGACTCGGCAAAGAACTGGCCGATCTTCTCGACCGCGAATGCGCCAGCGATCGCTGCACCGACGCCCGTGAGTGCGCTAGTGAAACTGCCGCTGAGGCGTGAGGAAAATCCTTCAACGTTCTGACCGAGGATCCCGAACGAGCCGCCAGTGTTACGAGTGTCCGACTGCAGGGTGCGCAGGTCGGCCATCGCCTTCTTGACGTCTTTATCATTGTATTCGCCGGTGATGACGACCTGAATACCGCGGCCAGCCATGATGCCTCCTAGCCTTGGTTGACGGTGTCGATCGCACGCTTCACGGCTTGCGCGATAAGTTCCCCGGCCTTCTTATTGCCGTCGGCCCACGCGGGGCCGAGAACTCGGGGCCAGCGCTGCGCCGGGTGCTGTCTATTGATGTTGCGATTGAAGGCCGAGCCGGACTTGTTCGCTTTGCCCGCCAGCTCGTAGATCGCTGCGGCAGGGTCCATCTGCTTGATGATTGCCAGAACGTTCTGATGGTCTGCCTTGTTGACCACGCGCACCGATTTACGCAGTCCTCGCTTGGCCTGACTTGGACTATAGGAGATGTCACGCGAGTAGGTGCCGCCCGAACTGGTAACAGCGCCTCGAGATCCGACGCTCTTGCGTTCGGTCCACGACCCCCAGTTAGACAAAGGATTGCCGGTGCTGGAGATCGTCTGACCGGCGGCTTGGTAGATCCCATCGACCGCGACCTTGATCTCGGATACCAGCACCTTGGCCGTGTCCTCATCAAAGCGCTTCATCCGGGCAACAAACTGGCCGAGCCCGTTGACGTTCACGGCCCACGGTGCTGTCATGCCTTTGCCTCCTGTGCCCGCCAGCGGAGATACCGCAGCATCGTGACGATCATGCGGTCGCCTTGTTCGGTGACCACGTTGGGCGCTAGACCGAACTCGTAGGCAATGTGCGCTACGACCCAGTGGGCGCTGGACTCTCCAAAGGGACGAGCTCCGAGGTGGAGTCAGAGTCGTCCTGCACCGCGTCAACAGTGTTGACCCAGTCATCGAAGTCAAGCCCCGTGGCCTTGGTTCGCTTGGCGGCGTGCCAGGCAGCCCACCACAGGTATTCGATACGGCCGGAGCTGATCGCGCTTGTCGGCTTGTCGTAGGTCCGTTCAAACGCGATGAGGTCGGCAGCGCCGACCTTCACCTGTTCTGTCCGGCCGTCCTCGTAGGTGACGACGAGAGGGATGCGCATCATGGGGGCAGGCTCCTAGATGTCGAAGGGTCAGGACGTGGCCTTGGTGACGGTGCCGGAGGTCGGCCATGTCACTTGCTGAGTGGGAACGTCGCCAACCGAGGCGCTTAGAGGACTCACCTGAGTCACCAAACACGGCACCGTGTATGAGGGATTCGTTGCCGACACGGTGCCCGAGGTCGGAGTAATGACCACGGTGGCGATACTTGAGAGCAGGGGATATAGGACGCTCTCAACGCTGGAAGCTGCGAAGTCCTGCAGGAAGTTCAGCTTGAGGGTGCCCTGCTTGAGACCTGCGACGTGCTGACGCCAGCCGACACCGAACGTGGAGACGTCCTTGTCGTCAGCGTTGAGGGTGAGGTCAACGGAGGTGAGTGAAGTGGACAGCGCCGTGCCGTTGATTGTCACGGTGAAGTCGGTTGCGGCGAACTTAGCCACGATGGTGCTCCTTTGTTATGTGTTGGCGAGAACGGTGACTTGAAAGGTCGCCGCGAGGTAAGTGGTCTCCCCGATGAGCAGGGGGCCGTAGTTGCTCATCGTGAGCACTCGGCAGTCCTGTGCAGCACCGCCGAGAGTTCTGTCGCCCTCGACGGCGGCCTTGATGGATCCTGAGCCGGTCGAGGAGCAGTAGCCGTCGAGGACGGCCTGAGCGCCGCGCTCACTAGCGCGTTGCGCGATCACCACAATGTTGAAGGCGAGAGTGTCAAGCCCGCGACGCATTGCGGTATCGAAGTCCACGCGCTCAGGCACGACGACCGCGATCGGCGGCGTCGGATTGTCGGGCACGAAGCTTGAGGAGCGCAGGCCGGAGATCGTGCCCAGGCGCGTAGCCAAGCCTTCACGAATCGCGGCGATGCTCACAGGGCTGCCCGCAAGCGGCGGTAGGGCTGCAGCAGAACCTCGACGTCAGGATCGACGCGGGACAGCAGCCGGACAGCGCCGAACTCACCCATGGTCACGCCCAGTGGAGTGGACAGGCGGGCGAAGAATCGCGAGGACTGCATGACGGCGGCCTGCGT